TTAACGTCCGAACGTCTGCGCGGCGCCGAGCAAGGTGTCGAAGGTTCCCGGCATGACGTGCCGGTACGTCTTCCGGATCGTGGCGACGGATACCCCGCAATAAAGGCTCACCGTCTCAATATCGACGGCCCGGCCGGTCCGCCGGTCCGGCGTCAGATACCAGGTGATCGCCGTGTGCCGGAGGGTATGGCGCAGAATCTTACGCTCCTTCACGTCCGTGTCGAGCCCTGCCGCCTTTACGGTCGTGGCCCACGCCTCTTTAACGACCGACACCGGCCGGCCCTGCCATTCGATCACCGAATGCTCTGAGATACCCAGGCGCTTCCAGCGGCGCATGTGAGCCAGCAGCCGCGGCGGCAGCGGAACTGTCGGCTGCTTTTTGCTGGTCGCCTCCTTGTTGTCCGGCTTCCGTTTGAAGATGCCGCTGTCGAGATCGACATAGCCGCGGCCGATCGTCGGCATCACCGCTGCGTTGCAGATGTCGCCATTCCGACTGCCGGTGTAGATGCCCACCAGGATATAGCGGGCGACATGGCGGGCGGTGAGCTGGCCGCGCCGGCCGAACCCGTTCGACTTCTGCCGCGCGCGCCAGGCTGCCCAGATCAAGCGGGCAGCCTCGTCCCGGGTCAGCCAGCGCTCGCGCGCCTTCGACGGCGCCGGCAGCACCGGCCGGAATTTGGCCTGCACCCCGCCGACCTTGTGCTTGATGTGCCGGTTGATCGCGGCGGCGAGGATCTTCAGATCTCGGTAGGCGGCGCTTGGGGCGGGCAGGTCGGTCCCGACCACAATCCGCTTCTCGCCGACCTTTTTCATGACTGAGGCGTTGCGCTGCGCGGCGTATTCTTGCTGCAACTCGCCATCGAGGTCGCCTACAGTGCGGTCACCAAACCAGTTTCCCATGTTCTGGCAAACGGTGATCAATTCGCGCTTGCGGTGCGCCGGCATTGATGAAGCCGCGATGCGCATAATCTCGACAGCGAGGGCATCCGCTATCTTGATGCTATTCGGATCACTTTGGCTGATCGCTTTTTGCGGGTTGTGCTTTTTGAGGATGTAGGCCGCAAGTTTTCTTTCAGCCCCTCCGCGATCGCGTTCATCGCAGCCAGTGCCGAGGGTCCGTTGTCCGTCTCGGATGACCCAGGTTGGATGCCGGTCGCTGGATCTTTGGAGGGCAAGTCGGGGGCCTTTGCTGGGACGCGGCATAACGCTCTCATTTCCTCAATCGCCGACAGGGTGACGAAATACTTTCCGGCGATCTTTTCGTGTGCGAGCTTTTTCGCGACAACCAGCCGCCGCAACGAAGCCGCGGTCATCGACCCGCCAGGGAAGCCCAGTTCGGCCGCTACCTCAAGCCTCAGGGGCGTGGTTGGCGTGACAGTCTCGGGTGCCGGAAAATTCATGTCCGCTATCCACAGGCCCTACGACCAATCCCCCCGGACTCCGGGACCGGGGAGGGGGATAGTCGCGGATCGCGGGCCGGCCATGCGTACAGCATCAGATGGTTCCATGGAGGCGTTGTGGACCGTCCGGCGACAACACCTTGGCAATTCCCCGGAGGCAATCGCATGCGAGTTCATCGAACTCACACCCATCGTAAAACTCCAGGAGGTAGAAGATCAGCGCTGACGCTGCTTTCGCGGTGCGCGGCGGCTCATCAATGAACGACTGGATGATATTCCAACGTTCCTTGACGAAGGCTTTGATTTGCCGGTCGATCTGGTAGACACCCGCCGCCTTGTTCCAGCGCAGGCACTCAGCCTTCCGTTCCCGGTAGCGACGCTTGGCATCCAGATACTCTCGCTCGACGACATCCGCAGGCATGCCCTGGTCAAAGAACTCGCGGCGCGCCCTCTTGATCTCATCGCCACCGATGGCGGAATAGTAATGCCACGCGATGAGGGCGAGGGGCCGCTTACCGTAAATCTGCTGCGCTGCTGCGATGGTCTGATCTTCCGCCTCCGAGAGAGCCAGGACCTGTTCGCCAAGAACCTTGTGACGACGGATGCGGTCGAACGTGGTGTCCTTAAGAGGCGGCGAAGACGTCGGAATGGCTTTGCTGGGACTGGAAAAAGGAAGCTGCAGCATGATCAGCGCCCCACATTCTCAGTGTCGATTTTGAGGGACTTCAAGACCGATCGAGCGCGTGAAGTCAGGCTAACGGAATCCAGAAAAACGTCAGTTCGTTTGCGCGTCCCTGTTTTGAGGGCCTTGTGCACCGCGTCATCGAATAAAACGTATTGCAGCGCATATTGTGGATCGCCATAGAGCTCGCAGCTCAGAGTGAAAAGTTCCTCGATTAGAAAAGACTGATATCGCTGTAGTAACCCCGCGCGCGTTAACCGCCGTCCCTTTGAGGCTTTACCCGGAATCTTCTTCGGTTGCCGAAAAGCCGTGGCGCGCTTCAGGTTGGCCGCGATTTTCCGAAACTGAGTTGCATCAACCGCTTCCTCGATGCTGTCGGTCTCGAGACAGTCAAGGTAGTCCACGACAGCCTGCACTTGCCATGCAACGTCAGAAGCCGAGTTGCACTCAGCATTCACAATGGCGTCGAAAATCTGATTGAAGGGCGTCATCGCAGCAGCCAGATCAGCTTCGGAATATTCGCCCGCTGTGAGCGCATCCGCTGTGATCCCGTCCACTTTCGCTCTGGCCTTTTTCAGCCAATAGACCAGCATCGGAATGGGCTGGTTGTTCAGGTCGAAGCCAGCCGGCGTTGTGCCGAAGATCGCATCGACTGCATCGACACCGGCCGGTTTGGCGACTTGCGGACAAGGGACAGTCTCAGCCGGTCTTTGTGGAAGCTGAAGCATTGCTGTTCTCCGATCGGACGCGCCGATCACGCTCCGCAGAAGATTGCGGACCAGAGTGCGGCGGTTGAAATGAAGAGGGCGATGGCGACGATCAACGCGGCGCCCTTGTGGGAGGTTTCCACCGACGGTGTAAACCTGCTGACGCCCCTTGCACCCAGAAGCTCCATCCTGCGCTTATCGACAGGAGCGCTATTGCCGACCGTGGACCAAACAAGCTCGGTAAAATTCGCGACGCGCCTATTGAGCATCGATCTGCTCCACGAGCGCGCGGAAGATGTTGGCGCAGTCCCGAACCGCGCGGATATTCGACGCCTGGCTGTCATCCCGTTCGCGCAGGCCGGTGGTCGCGAGGTTGATGTTTGCGTCGGTCGCCCATTCCACGAATGCACGCGCCGTGCCATAGACGTGGGTCCATGCAGCGTCTGCCGGTGTCGGCGGCACATACAGCGGGTTCTTTCGGGACGGCGTTCTACGGCGTCTAAGGCCGCACATCGCCGCATCCACAACAGCCTCGCGAATGGCGGCCGGGGTCGGTCCTTCGCCGCGATTTGAGGATTTATCGATCACGGCTTCACCTCCCGCGGGGTGATCCGAATCCAGTCGGGAGCATGCTTTGCAAAATGCTCGACGCCTTTCGCCGTAACCCAGCCCCGCAGATGCGACTCGCCGTTGGCGTCGAGTTCTGGCCGGATCTCAAAAAGACCACGGCGGACGAATTGCGACCGCGGCATCAACTTCTTGCCGCGATAAAACAGATGGTCGATCTTCAGCCAGTTGCAGAACTTGTTCGGGTAGCAGCCGGCGGCGGTGCCAGCTTCTTGATACCCGAGCAAGCCATCGGCTTTTACGAACTGGTCGTAAAACTCGACCTTAGGCTGTTGCTCAATGAGTAGCGTGTGCTGTTGTTCGATCTGACGCGCTTGGTCTGCCGCGAGCTGCAAGGCATCGGCAAAGGATTGCGGTAGGGCGCGGCCACTGGTGGACTCCAGCTCCTGCCAGCGGTCGACGAGCCGGGCAGTGAACTCCGGGGAGAGTTGGGCGACGACAATGTAGCTGTCGCGCTTGCCTATCCGGTACTCAGTAGCCTTCCGCCCTAGCGTGTCGGGGTATTCCACCGTTGGTGGAAGACCGATTACACCCCGCTCAACCAGGCGTTCGACCGTGCGCTTGACGCTGTCGTGCCGGCTCTCGACCAGCTCCGCGATCTCGCGGCTCGACATCGTCGGCGCGACGCCAGTGGCGAACGGGGTGGGCTGTGCGGCGGTTGCTGGAAGGTGAAGCGCCGGGACAGTCGATGACTGGCTGTGCGCGGATACTGCGGATCGCATTCACTCTCTCCCCGGTCCCTGTGGTGTTGGATCGTGAGAAGAGTATTTCGAAAAACAGAAAATCAGTCAACTATAAAATTTCGATAATCAGAAAATACATTCAGGCCCTGTCTCCGAATCAGGGGACTCGACTCTCGTCCGCGATCAAGGTTTTATGAGAACATAAGAAGAACAAACGGGGCGGGCTGTTGGAAGCGTTTTTGTTGAATTGCTCGGATTGCGGCCGGGCAAGGCGGATTACGACGGAGGCATTGGCAGCGATCGGATTGGAGCCCGGTCGGGATACCTGGGGGCGGTTTCACTGCTCGGAATGCCGACATGCCGGCGGTGAGGGCAGAAACATCGTGGTCATCAAAGTGGAGAGTAGAAATGAGCCAGATCACCTATTACGTCGTTCAGCCGTTCGAGTTGGATAAGAACGGTATTAGGTAGCAAACTCACCAAGCAATGGATGGTCTAGCGAGCCGCGTTTTGCGACCTTCCTGCCTATGTCCGACTCCATCCGCCTTGCCCGCACCGATACCTACGAGCACACCATTTCGGGCTTGCTCAAAAAGCGCGCCGATCTGTTCAACGAAGCCGAGCGCATCCGCGATCGAATGGCCGAAATCAAAAACGACATTAGCGCGCTGGATCGGGTGCTAGGGACGCTCGGTTATACCGGCGATCTGGACGCCGAAATGCCACGCCAGAAGCGGCAAGTCCTGTTCGGGCGCGGAGAGCTAACGCGGGCGATTTTGGACGAGCTACGGGATGCGCCGCGACCGTTAGGAAGCCGAGAGATAGCTCAAGGAATTGTTGCGCTGAGCGGTCAGGACGCGCGGGATCGTAAGTACGTAACGGACCTGACAAGGCGGGTCAGCAAGGCGCTTCGGATGCTCAAAGAGAGCGGGTCGGTACGGTCTCTCGGGGATTGCAAGGGTAATTTGCGATGGACGTTGCAGTCTTGAAACTTCTATCCTAAAACCTACCTGCTCGCGCATTGGAATAGGGGTATCTTCACTCCAACGAATCATTGACATTCTGAGCGATCTTTGATGCTTGGAGTTGATTCGTTGCGCCTGTTCCCTTAAGCATCTCAAATCGTTGAGGTTCCAATAGAGAGCTGGAACCTTTGCGGCTGGTTTTTGTTTTTTTACGTTCGGCCGCTACAGATCGTAGTGTCCTTACCTGGAGTGGACACCATGCCTAACTCAACAGACCTTCGCCTTCTCGCCCCAAAGGCTTTCCCTTCCCATGCTTATAAGCAGGAAAGTGAAATCCGAAATGACAATAACAGCGAGAAAACACGCGAAGATTTGTGGCTTGAAGCTGCTCGGCTTCAACGGGCTGAAATTTCGGCAAGCCAAGTCGACTTTCTTACGGAACTTCGCAGGCGCACCCGATAGTAATTTAGCAATTTTGAGGTAAGCGTGCCTGTCGTAAATGTCGCGGCGGATGATATTATCGCGCGTGCGAAGTATTTCCGGCAGCGGGTGGAAATCCAGCTAGCGGCACCAGCCCCGGCCCGTCTCAGAAGCTACCAGTCACGCGCCAACGCGACCGATAGCCTCTGACGGTACTGAATAGCCTTATATTATCATGTACCACCTACCTTTCGACCCGCCTTCAACGGGTGCCGCACTTGGTTAGAGATCAGCCGGACCCTTGCGGGTCCGGTTTTCGTTTAAACGGTCAGTCAAGGATCGACTCGCCCGTATTGTCATTCGTCGGCGGCTCTTCAATCTCGTCTTCGCCGCGAACGGCTGCGCTAGCTTTTGGCTTCTTCACATTCGGGTACCACGCCAACAGTCCAAATTGGCCGTTCGGCAGCTTGTGAAACAATGCCGTATTCTTCGCGAGCGAATTGCGCAGAGATTTTTGCGCGATGTCCTCCGACTTCGTATCGAACTCGTACCCACCGGCAACCAACGAATCGTAGATTTCACGATTAGCTGCCGCGCCGAGGTTCTGTGCGCGCCTCATCTCCAGAATCGTCCGAACCGATGCAGCGAGTGGCTGGCCGTAAAACTGATCTGACCGAATCTGAGTAGGCAGCGCCGTAGCAGCGCTCTCCAATGAATAGGCTGGCGGACGGCCGATAGCGCCGCAGAGCGTGTTGACCGTCTCTTTCTTCTTTCGCAGCGACGCTTCTTCCGCCGTGATTTCGGCGGCCAGCTCGCTGATGACCTGATCGACCGTTTTGGACATGGAATCGGCTTCCGGTTTTAAGACTTCACCCGTATATGGTGAGTCGGGTTCCCCTGCAACGGATATTTCAATGCACTTTTCCATCATCAACACCGTTGATTGTGTTGCGAATTTCGCAACATGTTCAAGTTGATGCGTCCCAAAGAAGGTAACGCGATGATTTCTAACAGATTCACAGAATCAAAATGGCCGCGCGTTGCGGCCTGTGGGGTGGCTAATAAGTCGCTTGGTGAGTTTGCTACCTAATACCGATGAAATCCCGAAAGGCAGGGATTACCGCTCGGGCGTGTTCGGCGGCTTCTCGAGTGAGCCAGACAGAGAGCCCCCAGCTTTTACATTTTGCTTTGTCGCACGGCCGTCCAATTTCGGCGTGCGATTGGATATCGCGGGCTCTCATAGGCAATCTTTTGACTGCTTTCAGTAAGGGCCCTGCGTAGGGCTGTGATGAAGGTGGCGGACAATAGAACGGGCAGTCAGAATGGAAAGGTTCAACCATAAATCTCGCTTAGCCCCTAACACGTTGTAGTTAAAACACTTATAACGATACTCACCCCAACAAATCCCGCAGCGTCAGCACGCGCCAGACGTTCTTCACCTCGCCCATATCAAACTCGATATCGGCCGGCGGGTTGAACTGCTGGCAGTAGAGCCGCAACCCGGTTCGTCTCACCAGCCGTTTTAGGAAGCCTTTGGACTGGTCGCCCTCCTTCTCGGGGTAGATCTCGACCACGATGTCATCGCCTGGCGCCGGCGGTCGAAGCTGGATGTAGATCAGTTCCCCTGGTCCGAAGCGGGGAGCCATACTTTCGCCAGCCACGTTAAGGGCTTCCACGTCCTTTGCGTTGGCGATGCCGGGCGGACGTTTCACCCTATCAATCACATCTCCGAAGTAGAAAAACCCGTCGTCGCCACCGACGGCGACACCGCGGACGCTGACGGTGCGTTCCCCGGTATTAGGCCAGCCTTCGCTGACCTTGGTGACTTCGGACTGTTCCGGACCGGAGGGGTGGATGATTTTGGTCTGTTTTGGCGGCGGCGGCGCCGACTCAAGGTATTCTTTCACGATCGGGATTTCTCGCGCTTTTAGCTCGCGCGTTCCCTTGAGTAGACTTGTGATGGCCGAGGGTGCCCGGCCAAGCGCCTTTGCTAGGCCGGTCTGGCTTTTGCCCGGCTTCTTTAGCCCCTCAATAATCCATTCAACGTCAGACATTTACACAGCTTCCTGAATTTCAGAAAGGCTGTCGATTACGAAAATCGGAAATTTATCTTGACGCAATGTTCTGATTATCAGAACATTGCAGTTATGGAGCCAGCTCATTCGATCATCCACCGCCTCGGAGGCGAGGCCGTCGTTGCCACAATCACGGGGACCGCCTCTACGGCTCCGTACCGCTGGCAATACCCTCGTGACAAAGGCGGCACCAACGGCGTCATTCCGCAGCGTCATCACCTGGCGCTACTGGATTATGCAAACGCGAATTCGATCGCCCTGACCGCATCGGACTTTCTCCCGACCAGAGCCGCCCCCTCCGAGCCGGAGCGTGCGGCATGACGGCGGCATCCATCAATGCACCGTCCACCCCATCACCCGATAGTACAGCGCCCCGTGCTGGCGCTGCATCGCCCGATCCCATTCCCGAAACTTCCGAATCGCTAACGCCCGGTCATGACACCGGCGATCGCGCAGCAACGCCTGCCGCCGCGGTCGGCTGATCGATCGGCGTGCGCGCCGGTCTGTCTGTGTGCGTTCCATTTTTCCAACCTCGTGTGAGTGAACTCGATGCACGAAGCCTACGCAGGAACGGCGGGTTCGCCAAAAAAGGGGAGTGACAGATTGGGTAATGTTTTTCCCAGTTTGAGTACCATTTCCCCTCTTCAGGCGGCGATCACCAACGTCTTCAAAGTCAAACAACCCCATAAAACGTGGGCTTTAATCGCAAACACACTGAAGGTCAGTGAGCGTACCGCCAAACACCGGGTAGCAAACGCCCGGGCGTACACAGTCGAAGAACTGCAGGTGATTCTGCAGGGTGAGAACGGTCTCGAATTCCTGAACGTGCTCATGGCCGATGCAGAGCCGCGTTGGTGGTGGTGGGCGAAGCGCGTGATGGCGATTGCCGCGCGGCGTCGGCAGGCCGCCGAGATTGATCAAGAAATCCTCAAACTCGAAACAAGCCCGCTGGCTGAGGCTGGCGCGCGCCGTCGTATCAAAGGTGACATCGATGCCAGTAAAAACGTCGGTGCCAAACTCGCCCGCGCGGAAACCGCCTTGGGGTTTTTGGCTCCGAACACTGATCGCGCTGGGCGTGGCGCCATGGCTCCGACCAAAGCCCAAACCGTCCGAACAGTCGGAGGGCGAGGGCGATGAATAGATCCTGCCCGCCTAATGTTGCCAGCCTGTTTTGCAGCAAGGCAATCGCTGTTGCTCTTGGCGCAGGGTTGGTGCCGGCGCCGACGAGCCCGACGGCTGAACCGCGCGAGATCGTCGACAGCGTCCGCGCCGGCAACGTCATCGCCGTGGCGACGCCGTCGGGTGAGTATTTCCTGTGGCCCTTGTGGAGGGCCTCATGAGCATGAACTACGGCGTCGTCAAGCCATCGTTCTGGACCGGAGCCACCGGCCGGGCATTGCGTCAGGATGTCGATGCCCAGGTGGTGGCGCTGTACTTGATGACGTCGCCACACGCGAACATCATCGGCGTGTTTCGATGCCCCATCGACTACATCAAAATCGAAACAGGAAGGACCATCGAAGGGGCTTCGAAGGGGCTTACCAAGCTCTGCGAACTGGGCTTCTGCAGCTTCGATCCCGAGACCGAGACGGTCTGGGTCCGCGAAATGGCACGTTTCCAGATCGGTGATGCCTTGAAGGGGGGCGACAAGCGCATCAAGCACGTCATTCGGTTCTTCGATGAAATTGAAAATCCCCGCTTCAAACGGGCGTTTTTCGAAAAGTACGGTGCCGCGTACCAACTTCCAGAACCACCAAAAGCGCCCGATGATGAAAGCCCCATCGAAGGGGCTTCGAAGCCCATTCAAAGCCCCATCGAAGCCACTGTCACTGTCACAGTCACTAGCACTGACACAGTCACACCTCATCCTTCGGATGAGGATGCAAGCCCCATCGAAGGGGCTTCGAAGGCCCTTCGTAACATCAAGCCAATCAGCAAGCGAAAAGCTTCGCCTCAAAAATCATCCGTGCCGGCCGATCTGCGGCTGCAAGGCCTTCGCGATTACTTCACCGAGCAAGCCGACCGACTTGGAGTGACCGACGGCGCCAACGAGTTTGATCGCTTCATCGATCACCATCGCGCCAAGGGCAGTACGTTTGCTGATTGGGAGGCAGCGAGCCGCACTTGGCTGCGCAACTCGGTGAAGTTTGCCCAGACCTCGCCCGCCCTGCGGAGCGGTAGCCACCCCCAACAATTCCAGGAACGCGTCACCAACGGCTTCGCAACAATCCTCATGGATCGCAAGCGACAGGAGCAACAGCATGCAGATGGTCCGATCATCGACGTCACCCCAAATCAGCCAGGCGGATCGAGCGGCACTGACCGACGCAAAGAACTCACTGGTCGGTGACGAACTCACGCGACCGCTGGCGCCCGATGTCCGACAGCGGCTTGCTGCGTTCGTCGACAACACCGAGTGCTTCAGGGTACCGGCAACCACCGACCAGATCACAGGCGAGATCGCTGCGCTCATGCTGGCGTTCAAGTCGGCGAGGGCGGTCTCAAGCGACGAGGCTGTGGCGATGACGCTGGCCTACACCGATCTGCTGTCGGACCTGCCGTTGTGGGCGATCCAGCGAGGCTTCCGGAAGATCAAACTGGGCCAGGCTGAGGACGTGAGCCTTGATTTCCCGCCTTCTGCACCACGGCTGCGCAAGGTCGTCGCCGACGAGATGATTCCGCTGCTGACTGACCGCACCAACATCCAGCGCGTACTCACGGCGCGTGTCGGTTTGCCGGATAATCCCGACCGCGTTGTCCGGCCAACGCTTCGGCAAATGAAGGAAAAATACGGTGAGAACTGGGGATTAAACCTCAGCGAACCACCGCGCGAAGCCAAGCCAGAGTTCAGGTCGCTTCAAGGGGATGCGCTCAAAGCGCACTATGACCGGTATGGCCTGGGTTTCGAGCCAAAGCCGCAACGTCATGATGACGTAACGGAGAACGTAACGGTCGACGTAACGTTTCAGGATCAAAAGGCGGTGGCGCGGTGACCCATCGCCCGATCGCTCCCATCGAGATCAACGGTTTCATCCCCGGCGGCACGCCGCGGGCGAAGCCGATCTTTGAGTGGGTCGATCCGGCAACGTTGCTCGTCGACGAAGGCTATCAGCGCGACAGCAGCGAACGCAGCCTGAAACTGGTCCGCAAGATCGTGGCCGGATGGGATTGGGCCAAGTTCAAGGCGCCGTGCGCGGTGCTGACCGATGCCGGGCTCGAACTGATCGACGGCCAGCACACCGCCATCGCAGCCGCCACTCATCCCGAGGTCGACCAGATACCTATCATGATCGTGGACGTCGACGAGCGCGCCGAACGGGCGGCGGCCTTCATCGGTCACAACAAGGACCGCGTTGCCGTCACCGCCGCCCAAATCCACGTTGCGGCTATTGCCGCCGGCGACGCTGAAGCGGTCGGCATCGAGGCCGTCTGTGACGCTGCGGGTGTTCGCACGCTGCGCGCACCGTCGAAAGAACCGAAGCCGGCCGAGACCATGGCGATATCGGCGATCGGAGCCGTCATTCGCGGGCGAGGGTGCGATGATGCGGTCAGGGTGCTCAAGATTGCGGTGGAGGCCAAGGTCGCGCCGCTGACGCAGATCGAGATCAAGGCCATCGATCTCCTGCTCTTCGGCGCGGACTACCGCGGCCAGATCAGCGACGGGACCTTTGTGGCGACGATCAGTGCGATGGGCCGAAAGGCATACAACGACGCGAACGTGTTCCGCGCCGCCCATCCGACCACGCCGCTCTGGAAGGCGCTGGCGATCACTTGGTTCAAGGGTCGCAGGTCGGCAGCGCTGAAATCCCAGCCGTCCGCTGCCCTCAAAATTGAGGCATCCAAAAAGACACTCGGCAAAGCCGTGGCGAAGATTTCCCAAATCGTGCCTGCGCCTATCAGCGACAATGAGGATAGGCCGCGCTCGCTCTTGCCGCCGGAGCGCAAGGGCCAATCTGTGGCCGACGGGGCGAAGCGGGACGACCGCCCCTCGTTGCGTGGCTGGGTCGCAGGCAACCACCTTCGGCGTTGCGGCCCGTGCGGCTCGCCATTTGTCGGCGGGCTGAGGGCAACGGAGTGTGCCGACTGCGCCTATCGAGCCGAAGAGGTTTCGAGGGCGTCATGAGCAACGTCGTGCAGTTTATCCCGCGCCGATCCGACCGGGTCGTCATCGACTGCGCGCGCGTCGCCGAAAGCACGGTCCTGTCTTGTCGGGGTGAGAAGCGGATTGTCCACGCTCCACCCGTGTTGAGGTACTTCGTCACGCTGTACGAGGCGTGTGGAGGTGAGATCGGACTTTGGGATGGCGCGTCTTACGGGGAGGCTCGCGAGGCCGCGCGCGAGGCCAGCGCCGATTGGCGCAACTGCACGATCATAGACCACGTCCGCGAGGTGCCGGTGTGATGCGCGCCCAGGTTAACCCCAACGTTAAGGCCGGGGAGATTCCGGTGATCAAGTTTGACGACGTCGGCAAGCTGACGCTGATGGCCGCCGCGGGTGGGTTCGTCATGTGCCGCCGTCCTGGCTGCTATCCAGTCATCCGGACGATGAAGGAATGGCGATCGCTCAGCGATAAACCGTGGTGCGCTGAATGATGACCCGCCAGATCCTGCCCCAGCGTCGCGCCTGCGAAACCTTCCAGATCAGGTTCTGGAACCAGCAGTTCTACGTCACCGTGGGTTTCTATCCCGACGGCAATCCCGGTGAGGTCTTCATCGACGGCGGCAAGACCGGGCAGGGCGTGCAGGCGACCGCCCGTGACGCGGCCGTGGTGTTGTCACTGGCCCTGCAGCACGGCACGCCCCTGGAAACCATCAAGCGCGCCATTTCACGCGACGGGGCCGGTAATCCGACGGCGATTATCGGTGCCATCATCGACCGACTGACGGAGGATCACGCCGCTGCGAATCCGGCGAGCCGGGCTTGAGTTGCGAAAGGGCTATTGTCGATGACAGGCAAATCAATTTGGTACGTTCTTCAAACGAGACCAGCGCACGAAGACAAGGCGGCGCGCGGCCTGGTGGCGCGTGGGTTTGATCCTTACGCGCCAGTCGTTTATCGCCGCGTTCCGACCGGCCGGCGGGACGACAAGGGGCGCAAGCTGACCCGCGAGATCGCCCGACCTATGTTCCCCGGTTATATTTTCGTTCAGTTCGATGCCGGCGATGAGAAATTCGCGGAGGTTCGGATCGTCCCGGGAATCACCGGCTACCTCAAGGACGAAGCGGGTGAACCGCAGGCGGTACCGGACGTGGCCATGGACCTCATCGCTGTGAGCGAAACAGAGGAATTTGGTCGCTACCTCGATGAAGAAGAGCGCGCGCGGCGGGCGGCGTTGCGGGCATCGAAGCGCAAGCGGGGTCCGCCTGAATTTAAAGCCGGCGATGACGTTCGCGTAGTCCGCGGCGAGTGGAAGGACTGGATCATGAAGGTATCGAAGGCGGATGACCTCGGTCGGGTTGTCCTCCTGTTCCATATCTTCGGGCGAGAAACAAAAATCCATGCAGATCAAGCGGACTTGGAGGTCGCGGGCGTATGAATGTGGGATGGGCTCCTAGCAAAGACGAGCGTTTGCTTGCGGTAAAAGGTGACGGCGCGTCGTTTCAGGAAGCTTGCGAACGTCTTGGCGTCTCGCGCAGTGCCGCTATCGGTCGGTATCATCGGATTAAGGGCACGGTTTTCCCGTCGCAGGCACAGCGCCGCGCCCGGCAGGCTGAAGAGACCCGCCGCCAACGGCGCATCAAGTCTGAACGCGAGAAGGTGCACGCCGCAATACTGGACGCGATGGAGGAAGCCATCAACAACGGCATGAAACGCAACGACGCCATTGTGTCAGCGGCAAAGGCCAAGTGTCCGATCGGGCTTGTAGCCAAGCGTCTTCAGCTTTCGCGGCAGCGTGTGGATAAAATACTCCGAGACTACGAAGTTGCATTTGGTAACAAATCAAATCACCCGTAAATGGTAAGGCGTTCGGTCGGCGCCACGTTGGAACGCTCGACCGCTGCGCAGGCATTCAAGGTAGAGGCCTGACGACTGTGCGGCAGGTGCTAGTCACCGTGACAGACCGCAGCCTTAAGGGCTGTGGACCGCGCGGAGCGTCCTTCAACGGTTTCGAGGATTGTTGCGTTAGTACCTCGATCGCGTTTGGGCCAGACGCCAGACGCCCTCTGGACAACGATCTTTAATCGAGCGTCAGCCTTTGATGCGGATTCCGGATTTTGGCTCCAGCAATCGGATTACGTAAACCGTAGCGACGAGTTGCAAATCCCGCCTTGACGGGCGTCGACGGCGACCCTCGCTAACTTTTGTATTTGGGATCGTGAGAGTGATGTTTGTCGCGCTCACCGCCACCACCAGACACCTTAGAGGAGCGGCCGCTTGTTGGCTCCCCGGGTCGCGGTGTTTTCTCTTTGATAGACTTCTCGGGATGCTTCCTGTCCTGCTGTGAAGAACCAGGCCCGCCAAAACGCTCCACACTCTCGTTTTTGTGCGCCATCATCGATCCTGCTGGTAGCCTTGGTGTGTCGTGTTTACCTTGATGTTGCCGTGTCGACCTTGTTGATCAAAGTTCTCTCGCTCAGGGATTTCATCGTCCCGCTTCACCTTTGGGTCGCTTCCTGTGCCCTTCGGGCTGCGCTGTTCAGGTGGCACCCGCGGCATCTTTGTCATTGCTAAACCTCCATCGTTTAGAGGGGTCAATGCTGGTAGAGTTTGATTGTTCCGAATGGCGGCGGATCGGTTGTGGAGGTCGCAAGGTCTCTTTGTGAACAATCAGAGAAAGCGGAACCGTGATTGATAAAGCCTGTCTCGCAGAAACGACCTAGCCCTCAGCGCGTTCAATCCGGCAGTTGAGTGCGGGAGGTGGGCGTGCGGAATTCGCATTGGCTGATGTTGGGTGCGATCGCGGTGATCGTGATAGCTGCGGTGTTGGTAATGTTCCCGCGCAAGGTGCGGGAGGATCACGAAAGTTGGCGGGTGCCGCGCTGTTCGTCCGAAGTCGGCGACTGCGCACCAACTATCCGACCCGAGGGATCGGGCGGCCCATGGATACCGAAGCCATCAAGCGCCGAGCGTTTGAGAAGCAGTTCGCAAGCTCATTGATGGGCTCCAGTTCCGTCAGTCCTTTTTCTTTGCAAGCGCGTCCCGTTTGTTGGCCAACAGTTCCAGTTCTTTCGATTGTTGAGCAATCCTGTCTGACACCAAGGCATCGATTTCAGCCCCTGACGCCGCCGCGGCCTGTTCGATCAATTGCCGGATATTGTCCCGAATGATACTCATCCGGGCCTCGATCTCTGCGATGGCATGCGTTCTGACCATCGGCGCTTCTCCGCATCTCGGACGGATATTAACTCACTTTGGGGTTAAATTCTATGACCGCCAGTGTCGTTAAGGTCCGTTGGGCCGACCAAAACCTGAAGCACTTCGGCAAGAAGCTGGTCCAACTCAACACGCGGTTTCCGAAGGTGTTACCGCGCATCGTCAACCAGGTCGGCGACCGCGCCAAGACGCAGGTCATTCGCAACCTGACGCGCCAGACCGGGTTGCCGCGCAAGACGATCGTAAATGCGGTCGGCGATCCGGGTAGGGCGCATGCCCGCCGGCTGTCCTACGAGATGGTCACGCGCGGCGGAAACATTCGCCTAAAATTCCTCGCACCGCGCGAAACGCGGCCCGGTGTGACGGCAAAGCCTTGGGGCAAGCGCCAGCTCTTTCCCGGCACCTTCATGAAGGGTGGTCGGTTTCCCCACCGCAAGGTGGTCGAGAAGTTCAACGGTCATGTCTATCGACGGCTCAACACGTCAGGCACCAGGATCACACAGGCGAGATCAGGAATGTTCATCCCGACCGAGATGACCACAGGCTCCACCAAGGCCGCGTTCGAGCGCATCGCTGCGCCGCTGCTTCAGCAGCGCGTCGAGGCTGCCATTCACAAGCTGCTCGGGTGACGGAATCGGTAGGGTTGAGCGGGGGTGCGGCTTCTGTGGCGGATCAGCAACATCGTTGCCGATGGGACACACCCCCAGGTTGGGTCCCTTTCCAGCCTCTGCCGGCCTAGCGGGGACGGGTACCTGCGGGATTTCAGTCTATGCAAAAAATCCTAAGGGGGTTCCGCCGCCATTGATAAATAAGGGGAATTTCGACGCTCTATTTTGGGTCGTCGATTGAGCGTTCAAAATGGTCAAAACTCAGTCGTTGAATGGCGAGGTTTCAGCGAAGGAACTGGCTGAATTATTTGGGATTTCGGACCGTTCTGTCCGCGAGTTGCACGATCGCGGGACCGTCAAGAAATCGGCACGCGGCCGCTACCTGCTCACCGAGAGCGTCCAGCTTTACACGGCGCATCTGCGCGGCGTTGCGGCGGGGCGCGGCGGCGAGGGTGGCGTTCTTGATCTGACGGTGGAGCGTGCGCGGCTTGCGAAGGAGCAGGCCGATGCGGTGTCCTTGAAAAATGCGGTGATGCGGCGCGAGTTGGTGCCTGTTTCGGACGTGGAGCGGGAATGGATGTCTGTTGGCCGTCAGGTCCGCAGTGGAATGCTGGCTGTGCCTTCGCGTGTTCGCCAATCTCTCCCGCACCTCACTGCCTTTGACGCCGATCTGATTGATCGTGAAATCCGCGATGCTCTGACTGGCTTGGCTGATAATGACAGCGATCATGAAGTTGCGGTCGGCGATGTGGTCGAGTCTGACGCCGCCGCCAAAGCTAAAGTTGTCGGAGTGGATTGAACGAAACGTCCACCTCCCGGCCGAGGTATCGTCATTGTCTGGCCTGATGCGACTGTGGCGGTTTCAGCGCGATATCGCGGATGCGATCGGCGACACGGCAGTCGAAAGGGTGACGTTGGTCAAGTCGGTTCGCATCGGCTTCACATCGCTCCTGACAGGCGCGATCGCGAGCTATTGTTCGAACGATCCGGCACCTATCCTGGCCTTACTGCCAACGGAGTCCGACTGCCGCCGTTACGTGGTGGCTGACATCGAGCCGATCTTTGATGAATCGCCTTCGCTTCGTGGCATGTTGTCTGATGGGAGTGACGAGTCTGGCCGCAACACGATCCTGGCTCGCAGGTTCCCGGGAGGCTCTCTGACGTTGGTCGCGGCCAAGGCGCCACGCAACCTTCGCGCTCACAATGCCCGCGTCCTGTTCATGGACGAAGTGGATGGCATGGAGATGACTAAGGAAGGGCCGCCAACGATTCTCGCTGAAAAGCGAACCATGTCTTTCGCGGATCGAAAGATCGTGACGGGATCGACGCCGATCTTCGAAGAAACCAGCCCGGTCATTCGGGCTTACGCGAAATCGGATCAACGTATCTTTGAAGTCCGCTGCGTTGAATGCGGCGAGTTCCACGAAATCGTTTGGAGGGACATCCACTGGCCCGAAAGTGAGCCGGAAAAGGCGCACTGGTGCTGCCCTGGTTGCGGAAGCGTGGTTGAAGAAAAGCACAAGCCGGCAATGGTAGAGGCGGGGCGATGGCGGGTGACGAAGCCGGAAGTTGTTGGGCACGCCGGCTTCCGCGTCAACGCTCTGGTGTCGCCCCACAAGAATGCGGCGTGGGGCATCCTCGCGAAGGAATTTCTTGAGGCGAAGTCGGACCCCGGCTCGCTGCAAATCTTCGTCAACACGATCCTTGCAGAAGGTTGGCGCGAGGAAGGCGAGGAGCTCGATGAGGCAGAACTCTCAACCCGGGCCGAGCTGTTCGGCTTGGTCGCTGACGAGAATGTTGGGTGTACCGGCATCCCAGAGTTGGTGATGGTCATCACCGCCGGCGTCGACGTGCAGCGCAAGGATCGCCTGGAGGTCACCTTCGTCGGCTGGGATGAGGCGGGCAACGCTTACGTCCTCGGGCACACGGTCATCTGGGGTTCGCCGGAAGATGAGACGACGTGGTCCGAACTGGATTCGGTCTTGGGGACGAAATGGAGCCATCCCCTCGGCGGCAAGATCGGCATCGAAGCCGCCTGCGTTGACAGCGGCGACGGCGAGACGATGGAGTCGGTTTACGCCTTCTGTTTTCCCCGCGCCCGCAAGAAGGTGCTGGCGATCAAAGGCGTCAACGGAACGCGCCCCTGGATCGAGCGGTCAAAGCAAAAGATCAAGGGTGGCTATCTCTGGATCGTTGGTGTCGACGGCATCAAAAGCACGGTCTATTCGCGCCTGAGACGGTCGAACATGATCCGCTTTTCGCGCGATCTGCCGACCGTCTGGTACGAGCAATTGGCGAGTGAGCGCGTCGTGGTCAGATATTCGCGGGGCCAGCCGGCGCGACGTTTCGAGCGTATATCCGGCAAGGATGCCGAAGCGCTCGACTGCACGGTCTACGCTTTCGCCGCGAGGCAAGTCGTCAACGTGAACTGGGCTCAGCGTCGCGAAGTTCTGCGGACAAATGAACCAGCGGCGAAGAAGCCGCGCGAGAGATGGGCAGCATACAAATGAACACACGGACGCGCCGACGGCGCAAAGGCCCGGAGCCTTCCGCTGGCGCTGTACCGGTCCAGCCTCGCGCGCAATATTTGCGTGGTGACCGCTCCGGAATCTTGCAGATGCGCCGCGCTATCACGCGCGACGGGACCGTTAATGTGCGGGAGGCGGCGGCGAGGGCGGCGGCGCTGGCCTGGGATTTCATGCACAACTCCGGCTGGCTGGCTGGAGCCGCAACACAGGTCATCACCGACACGATCGGCACCGAACTGAAACTGAACTGCCGCCCTAATCTGTCGCGGCTTGGCTACGATGCGCAAGAGCAGTCGGAGTTCTGCCGGTTGGTTGAGGCCGAATGGCACCGCTACGCGTGGGAGCCGCGCGAGTGCGATCTGGCAGGCAAGGCCACGATTGCTGAAATGCTCGATGGCGTGATCCGCTATTATCTCGCCAGCGGCGAAGCCTTCGGCATTCTCGACTTTTTGCCGACCGGCCAACGGAAGCGTTATGGCATCAGGACCGGGACCAAGATTTCGCTTGTCGCGTCGCATCGCTTGAAGCGAGAAACAAACGAATTCAACGGGATGGACCAGGGCATTTTTCACGACGCGATCGGACGCCCGACCCATTATCGTTTCTGCCGCCGCGAAAGCGGCATGGATGTCGACCACGATATTCCTGCTTATGACGGTCGCGGCTTGCGCCGCGTGGTGCATGTCATGGACCGCGGCGACAACCCCGACAGCCCGCGCGGCATTTCGCCGATGACGCCGGTGATGAAGGTCGCGGCGCAATTCGACCAGCTTGCCGATGCCACACTGGCGACGGCGTTGATGCAGACAATCTTTGCGGCGACGATCAAGAGCCCGGAAGCGTCGGCGGCGGCGTTCGAAGCGATCAACAGCCTTGGCGAAGATTATGACGATCTTCGCGGCGACCTGATGGATGTCTGGGGCCAGCGCCTCTCCGCTCTGAAAGAGGGTGGTATCTCGATGAACGATCCGGCGCGGATCAACCATCTTGGACCAGGCGAAGAATTTACAATGCACACGGCCTCGACGCCAGGGTCGCAGTACCTGCCATTCTCGCAGAATCTTCAGCGCGAAATGGCGCGGTGCATCGGCATCACTTACGAAAGCCTGGCGATGGACCATTCCAGCGCCAGTTATTCGAGTGTGAAAATGTCGATGGCGTCGATCTGGCCGATCGTTCTACGGCGACGGGAGCGGATCGCAGCGCCGTTCTGCCAAGCAATTTATGAAAACTGGCTCGACGAGATGATCTGGTCGGGGGCAATCCCGGTCAAAGGCGGATACGCCGCCTATTCCGCCAATCGCATCGATGTCGTCGATACCGAGTGGCGCGGCCCTGAGCGGCCAAGCGCCGACCCGTACAAAGATGCGCTTTCGAACAAGATCGAGCTGGAGATGGGCGCGACCACGATGCAGCGTATCTACGCCGCCAAGGGGCTGAATTGGGAGGAAGAAACCGACCAGATTGCCCGCGAAATGGACAAGCTGAAGAAAATCGAGATGCCAGCTCCCTTTGGCAGGAGCCAGGGTGGCGGCGCGGGCCCCAATGGCGCGGCCGCCGAAGGTTTGCGCGAGCCGGCGAAGGTAGTCGAGTGATGGCTGGAATCGACTGGTGCGCAAAGGCCGCGGCGTTGCGCACCCGCTATGAGGCATTGCGCGACGGTACCGCAAATTCGGAAGTCCGGTTCGGCGACGACATGATGAAGAAGACCAAGGCCTCTCTGGATCTTCTTCTTGCTGACCTGAGAGAGGCCGAACGTCTTTGCGCGGAAAGCCAAGGCGGGCGGGTGCGGCGCCGCTACGCCGCCACCGGGCGGATGCGCCCTTACTAATCAAGGAACACCGACATGGCTGTCTATCAGGATGGCGAGCTCGTCTTGTACGGGATCGTCGGCGAGAGCTTTTGGGATGAAGGATTTACGGCCAGCGAAGTTCTCGCCGCGCTGGCCGAGCATGGTCGAGACAATGATCTGACTGTGCGGCTCAACTCGGGCGGCGGCATCGTGAATGACGCGATTGCCATTTACAACGCGTTGTCTACCCACAAGGGCAAGGTCACGATCCAGGTTGACGCGATCGCGGCGTCGGCTGCGACGGTGATTGCGATGGCCGGCCAAGAGATCGTCATGAGGGTCGGCTCGATCATGATGATTCATGATCCGATGAACGTAACCTTCGGCAATATTGAAGATCACGAAAAAACCATCGAGCAATTGACCGCCTACGCCAACCAGATGGCGTCGATTTATGCCGAGCGGTCTGGCAACGAGCTCGATGACGTTCGATCCGACATGAAAGCCGAGATTTGGCTCACTGCCGAGCAGGCGGTCGAGAAGGGTTACGCCGACAAGGCCGAAGCGGCCAAAGCTAAGGCCGTTGCTGCATTCGACTATCGCATTTACGCGCACGCGCCGAAGTCACTGACGGCGATGGCGGTGAAGAAGAATTGGTCTTTTGAGGCCAAGGAGCCGGCGGCTTCCGCCCCGGTCAACCCCAGTCAGAAAGGAAATCTCATGACTGATAAAGAGCGGGCGGACCAGTTGGCCGCCGAACTTGATGCCTTGAAGGCGAACAAGGACTCCGCCGCCTCCGCCGCAATGCAGGCAGAGCTTGCAACGCTTCGCGCTGAAAAGGAGGCCCGCACCAACACCGACGCCATCATGGCGCTCGACGAGGCAAAGGGCCGCGAGGCGCAGGCCAAGGCTCTCGCTGACGTTGGTGTGAAGGTCGGCGCGGCCAAGGCCGTTCTGTCTGCGGCGCCCTCTGTCGACGCTGGCACTCCCGGCACTGCCGAGTACGAAGCGGCCCGCGCCGCCGGGGCTGGGCTCAAGGGCAATCATGCGCCGAAGGCAGATGTCAACGCCGGCTGGGCCAAGGCCTTCGCCCGCACCAACGCGTCCTAACAGGAGAAGCGCAAATGACCACTCTTAATGAGGGCCGTCATCCGGGTGAAGCTGTGATGACCGAGGCCAACGGGAACCGCAGTCGCGAATCCCTCACCATCGCCGCCGAGCAGACGATCGAGGCAAACACGATCCTGGCGAAGCGCGCCGTCGCTGCCGATGTCGTCGCGACGCCTTCCGCCGCCGTAGGCAACACAGCGTCGGCTGGCACGGTCGCCATGGGTACGCCGCCCGTTACCTCGAAGGTGAAAGACGGTCGATACAAGGGCATCGCTGTGACCGCGACCACCGTGAGTTGGGAAGATCCTGACGGCAAGGAGATCGGTGTTTCCACCCACGGGACTGAATTCTCAAAAGGCGGCGTCAAATTCACGATCACGGCTGGCGGTAGCGCCAACGTGGCCGGCGACGAATTCTATATCGACGTGGCCGCCGATGCCGAGGACTTCGAGCATATCGCCTATGCCGTTGCCGATGGCTTGCCGATTGGCGGCATCGCAATCTATCCGGCGACCACCGGCGCGAGCGAGACCGCGAAGATCGCCGCGATCGTCCGTGACGCCGAAGTAAACGGTCACTGCATCGCATGGCCCGCCGGCATCACTGCAGCGCAGAAAGCCGACGCTACACAAGAGCTGGCCGCTATCGGCATCATCGTTCGCAACTGATCCAGCCGAGCGGCCAGTACGCCGACCTTCACCCTATCGTGGCCCGCCATTGAGCCGGCCTAATCTTCGAAAAAGGAGAGCCGCCGTGCTCGATATCTTCAACAACGACGCATTTTCGGTCACGTCGCTCACCGACGCGATCAGTGATAAGAAAGTCCGACCCGGCCGTCTTGGCGAGCTTGGCTTGTTCAACACCACTTCTGTCACCACTCTCACCATTGCGCTGGAAAGCATCGGCGACACCATCCAGTTGGTGGCGCCGTCGCCGCGTGGCGCTCCCGGCGAAACGCGCGGGAACGAGAAGCGGTCTGTCCGCAACCTGTCCATCCCGCATTTCCAGCGCGACTGGTCGGTTGTGGCCGACGAAGTTCAGGGTATTCGCGCCTACGGCTCGGAAACGCAGCTTATGACTGTGCAGGGGCTGGTTGCCCAGAAGATCGCGCAGAACATCGCCGATCTGGATCTGACCGACGAGTATTCTCGCATCGGTGCGATCCAGGGCATCGTCACCTATAAGGGCGGGCAGACGCTCAATCTGTTCGACGAGTTCGGCGTGGCTCAGCCGGCCGAGGTCGACTTCGACCTCGACAACGCCAGCCCGGCTTCTGGCGCGCTTCGCAAGAAGTGCGTTGGCATCATTCGCGACACGCACAAGGCGCTGGGCGGCGTGCCGTTCCAATACCTTCATGCCTTTGTCGGCGACACGTTCTTCGATCAGTTGTTGGCGCACAAGGAGGTCACCGCAACCTACGAGGGATGGGGCGACGCGCGCATTCTTCGCGAGAGCTATGTCGGAAAGAACCGGGCATCCAATCCAATGTTCGAATTCGGCGGCATCGTGTGGGAAAACTACGGCGCGATCGACGCCAGTGGCGACGGCGCTCTAATGGGTATCACGGCGACGGCCGCCAAGTTCGTGCCGATTGGCGTCCCTGGCCTGTTCCGCACCTACTACGGCCCAGCCGACTACATGGAGACGGTCAACACCCTTGGGCAGCGCCTCTATGCAAAGCAGTGGCCGATGCAGAATGGCAAGGGCGTGCATGGTGAGACGCAGACCAACGCGCTGCATATCGCAACGCGCCCCGCTGCGCTGCTGCGCGCCAAAAACACCTGATAGCAGCGGCGGCGAGGCAGAATAGCCCCGCCGCCACATTCGGAGGCGATCATGCAGCCAGCTCGCTATCATTCCGCTCGCGATGAGCTTTTCGCGGCTGTTGATGAAGAAATGGCCGAGCCGGTGCGGCTGGCCTTCATGAAAAGTGGTGTCGTCGATCCTGACCGGCCAACGGTTGAGATCGAGGCGATGCTACGTGTCGGCGGCGACAAGGAAACCAGCGTTGCTGGCAGCGCGGCGCAGTCGTGGCGCACGCAGATCGCGGCGCAGCGTGGCGAGTTGAGTATCGACCCCGTCAAATATCCGGCGCTCTCTTTTAGAAGGGGCGACAAGGTCAAGGCGTTGTCGAGGCCGGGCGAGCCGTGGTTCGAGGTCCTCGCCATTGACGATCGTGGCATGGCGCGGCTCGTGTTGCAGTTGGGAGAGGCTTGATGATCGGGCGGACCGCATTGCGCATGGCGGCGATCGAGGCGTTGAAGGGTCACACGATGGTCGGCGGCAACGTGCTGGACAGCGAGATCGGCGCGCTTGATGTCGGCGCCGACGGCAACCTGCGCACGGATCAGGAAAAACCGTTCATTTCGGTCTACGTCGAGGGCGCAAAGCTGGAAGGCGGTGCGGATATCCGCGCGCTGCACAGGTCCGGGCCGACCGAGCTGGTCATCGAGATCGGCATAACCGCCGCGATGGTCGAGACCAATGGCGAGACCGGCGAGTCGTCGATCGTTGGGCTTCAGATCCCGCCGACCGATCCCGCCTTCGAATTCTTCCTCGATTGCACGGGGCAGCAAGTGGTCAACGCACTGACCGATCCGGGCAACGCCTGGGCGGAAATCTGGCGCGGCTTGTCGTCGGGCGTCATCAAGATCGAGCGCCGTCGCACGGCCGATGCCACCCATGGTGTGCGTATCGCGGCTCACCAGATGGTCATCACCGTCGATCTGTTGCCTGACCCGGTCTATGGCGAGCCGGTGGCGGCAACGTCGATCTGGAAGAAATTCTTCGACAAGTTGGCCGGCGACATCAACCCGATCACGGTCAAGAAGCGCGCCGCGCTGCTGGCGCTGCTCGGCGATCCCGACGTGACGTTGAACAGCGAAGCGCAGCGGCGACGGTTCGGCATGACGCTGGAAGAGGTGCGGGCGCTGTTCGATAGCGCGGTGCCCGCGGCTGAGGCGACCGAGCCCAATATCGCGTCGGTCGCGATCGAGGACTGAACCGTGTCCAGCATCATTGATCGCATTGTCGAGTTGGGGCGGCGGATCGCGGATCTTGAGCGGCGCAACCGCAATCGGCGGCGCACCGGCGTCATCACCGAAGTCGATCACGCCAAGGGCCTGGCGCGGGTCAAATTCTCGGAAAAGCCGAAGCCGTATCTTTCGCCATGGGTGCCATGGCAGGAGATCGCCGCCGGCGGCATCAAAACGCACATCCCGCCGACCGTGGGCGAGCAGGTCGATGTGGTGTCCGAAAGCGGGGATTTGACCGACGCCGTCATTGAGATGTCGACGCCGTCAAATTCAAACCCGCGACCGCATGACGGGCCGGAGCTTGTCATCGTCAGGGGCGATGCCCGGTTTGAAATGAGCGACACGTTCGTGCGCGGCAAGTTTAAGGATGCTCGGTTCGTCGCCTCCGACAAGGTCGCGAAAATTCGCAAAGGTGGCTCGTGGATCGTGGCCGACGGCAACGGGGTGATCGTGTCTCACGAGCCGGTCGTCGGTGCCGATCCCGATCCAAACTGAAGGGGAAATGACATGAAGGTTATCGTCAAGATTTCGGGCTTCTACGCGGGCACCTGGCATGACGCGGGGCCGCGCGAGGTCGAGATGGCCGACCGCGTCGCCAAGCCGTTCCTGCCGCCCTATGGCGACCAGCTCGCGCGTGCACCGGCGGCGTCCAAGCCGGTCGAAAAACCAGCCGTCAAGCCGAACGAGAAGAAGGCCGGCTGACTTGGCCTCGACCGGCTTCAATCGCGAAACAGGTGAGCTTCTTCGCGACTTCGACCACGTGCGGCAGTCCATCGGCGTCATTCTGACGACGCCGATCGGCTCGCGCGTGATGCGCCGCGAGTTCGGTTCAGAGCTGTTCGACCTGATCGACCGGCCGATGACCGATCGCGTCATTCTCGCGATCTACGCCGCCGCGGTGATGGCAATCGCGCGCTGGGAGCCGCGCTACGCGTTGACCGGTTGCCGTCTGACCCGCTCCGGCGCCGACGGCGTGATCGGCCTCGAACTCAACGGCACCTATTTTCCGCGCGGTCACCTCGGCGATTTCACGCCGGCCGGTGACCAGCGCATCATCGTTCCAATCCGGGGCACCGCATGAGCCGCTTTGTTGCACCCGATCTCGAGGCGCTGGGCGACGTTCCGCAGGTCGTTCCCGTCGATTTCGAGGCTATCAAGACAGCGCGGGACGAGTTTCTTGTCGCCGCGCTGGCGCGGGTCGGGGTCGATTATGACGTGACCGGTTTGGAGACCGATCCGCTGGTCATCGCCTATTCCGAAGGCGGCGGCTTTCAGGAAATGAACTTCCGCCAGCGGGTCAACGAGGCAATCCGCGGCTTGTCTCTGGCAACGGCGATTAGGGGCGATCTCGACCATATCGGCGCGACCTATGCCGGCATCGGTCGGTTGATCTACCCGAATGCCGCCGACGATCAGCCGGCGAATTCGCAATGGGACGATCTGCGCGGCAAGTGGGTGGAGACCGACACCATCTTCCGCGCCCGGATCAAGCTGGCGTTCGAGGCGTTCTCGACCGCCGGGCCGGAAGGCGCCTATGTGTTTCACGCGCTTGAGCTCGACGGCGTGCGCGATATCGCCGACGCCGCGGCTTATTCCGAAGAGGATGCCGCCACTTATAGCGCGACGCTGCACAGCGACGCCTATTCGATGGGGCTGATCGCCGCGCCTTTTGCGGGCCGAAACGACGGCGACCCGGTGCTGGCGCCGGAGATCCTGATCGTGGCGCTGCCGACGGAGACGTATGGCGCGGTCGACCAGGCGCTGCTGGACCGCGTGTTCCGCGCCTGTACGGCCGAGGATGTGCGGCCGCTCGGCGATAACGTTCGCGTCGAGGCTGCGACCGTGACGGCCTACAACATTGCCGTGACGCTCTATTATGCGCCGGGGTCGGATGCGTCGGCCATGGCGGCCGAGGCCAAGCGCCGCCTTGAAGCCTATGCTGCCGATCGGCGGCGGATCGGGTTGTCGATCCAACGCGAGGTGATCGGCGGACGCGCGGCGATCGACAACAATGTGACGGTCGAGGTTGTGTCTCCCGTGGCGGATATCGAGCCCGGATCGAAGGGGGTCGGGCAGGTCGGGACCATCGCCGTCACCACGGTGCAGACGCAGGGGTCGTGGGAATGACGCCGGCGGAGGCTGTTGCAGCCGTCGCGCCCATTGCCGATGCCATCCTGCCGCGAAGCGCCGCGCCGATCGAGCGCGCGGTGCTGGCGGCCGAGCTGGCGAGGATCGCGATCGTCGATCCGACCGTGATCGTCACGATCTGGAATCCGGCGACGTGCCCGGATGTGTTGCTGCCCTGGCTGGCGCAGGGCGTTTCGGTCGATGTGTGGTCCGATGCCTGGCCGGAAGCGCAGAAGCGCGCGGTGATCGCCGCGTCTCCGATGGTACATCGGTTGAAGGGCACCTTGGGCGCGGTCCGGCGCGCGCTGGCGGCATTCGATCTGGAAAGCCGGATTGTCGAATGGTGGCAGGACGGCTCGCGTCGCGGCACCTTTCGCATTGAACTGATCTACCGCAACGGCGGGCCGGTGTTCGACCTCGCGACTCAAGGCTTCGCGATCCAGTCGGTTGCCGCCGCAAAGCCGAAAAGCCGCGTGTTCACATCGCTGGCGATCCTGCGGGCGCGGGGGCCGGTTTATGTCGGCGCGCTCGCTCGCTCCGCGATTAGTGCGGCCGCGCATCCATTTGTATTCGAAACGCCGGTGTTGCGCGCCACGAATTACATGGGCGCGACCGCCGCGTCGATCATGTCCGCCACTGCCCACGTAAAGGCCGCTTAAATGCCACAGACTTCATTCGCAGTCATGACCACGCTCGGCCGCGCCAAGGAAGCCGCGGCGCTCGCCAACGCGACCACGATCGAGATCACGCATATCGCCATCGGCGACGGCGCGACGGTGCCCAGCGGTGGCGAGACAGCGCTTTATAACCAGATCGCGCTGAAAACGATCAGCGGTCATGGCACCGTTGTCGGGGCTTCGAACGTTGCCTATTTCGACTGCTACCTTGCCGCCGGCGAGGGGCCGTACACCATCCGCGAAGCCGGGCTCTATGATATCGACGGCGACCTGATCGCGATCGCCCATTACGATCCGCCGATCAACAAGCCGACGCCGGACAGCGGCCAGACCGTCGAGGGAACGGTGCGGCTTGAGGTCGCCTTCTCCGATGTCGCCAACGTCATCATCAAGGTCGATCCGTCGATGCAGGTCGCGCTGCAACGGCTGACGCGGTTGCCGTGGATACCGATCATATCGATGTCGCTTGCGACGCCACCGGCGTTGCCGGTCGCCGGCGACACCTACGTCATCGCCGCCGATCCAACCGGCGCCTGGGCGGGGCAGGCCGGCAAGGTCGCGGAATATACCAACGCCGGCTGGGCGATCATCACGTCGCCGGAAGGTCACGGCGTCAGCTTGCCCGATGGTCGTGTGTTTGAGCGTATCGGCGGTAGCTATGTCGAAAAGATCGCGCTCGATGCGCAGAGCGGAAAGTGGGTCTATGCAGAAGCGGCCGGCACAGCCAATGCACTGACAGCCGCGCTTGTTCCGGTGCCTACGGCGTACATTGACGGGCTGACCGTGCGTGTGAAGATCGCCGCGACAAACACCGGGCCGGCCACATTGAACTTGAACGGGCTCGGCCCGCTCCCAATCCAGACGCCGCGGGGTAGCGAACTCGCCCAAGGTGATCTGATTGCCGGCAGCATCTACACGCTGATCTGTACCGGAGCCGGTTTTGTGTTGTCGGGCATTGCCTATAGCGAGGTTCCGATCGTCGCTGCCACGCCCACGCTCTACGTCCGCACTGACGGCAACGACGGCAACGACGGCTCGGCGAATGACGCCGCCCATGCTTTCGCGACGATCGCGGCCGCAGTCGCTTATGCGAGATTGAGGTTTTACCTCGCTGGCGCAACGATGACGATCCAGCTCGGGAATGCCGGAGATTACGCGCCACCAGGCGACGTTAACGTCGGTGGCGGGGAAGTCGCGATCCTCGGCGACATCGCCAATCAAGCGAATTACATTATTTCAGGTATCGGCCCCCCGGGTGGATCATCTGGCCTTGTTGCCGCGGTAAACGGCAAGGTCAATCTTCGCGGTATGTCTGTCAACAACACGGGCATAATCAACTCCAACACGATCGCCGCCGGCGCTGGAGTAATGGATCTAACCAACGTCACCCTAGGGACGTCAAACGCTAGCGTTCCCGCGCTAGTCGCCGCGTCGGCCGGTGGCGGTGTTTCAGTCAACGCTGGATGCATTATGGGCGGCTCGGCTATCTGTATGTGGCTCGCCTCGGGTGGAACCATAACGATGCTCGCCGACGTCGCCACTGCGAACGGTGCGTCTTGGTCGAATTCTACCATGCGCGCCACAATCTGCGGCTCGTTCCAGCTCGCTGGGCCGTTCTCGTTCTTTGGAACACCGGCCACCGGCCCTCGTTACAGCGCGGGCCTGAACGGCGTCATAAGTGTGGGCGGCGCCGGGGCGAACTTCTTCCCCGGCGGCACCGCGGGTTCTACCGACACCGGAGGCCAGTACGCATGAGATACAATCCTCTCGATTGGTATTGGCTGGCCGACGACGGGCGTGTCTACAGCAGCGCACAACAGGCGCGGGTGCCGGACGACGACGCGGCCTGGCTTGTGCGGCAAGGCTCTGGCGCCTGGACGCCGTGGCCCCGCGACGAGGCCGGCGAGCAGACAGACGCAGCTTTGCAATGGGTGCTGGCGCCGTATGGCCTGTTTGTAGACCTCCTGGCCTATGCCGCCGACGCGCGCTGGCGTCGAGAGGTAGGCGGCATCACCGTCGCCGGCGTGTCTGTGGCGACGGATGATCGGTCAAAGCAGATGATCATTGGCGCGCGCATCGCTGCCGATGCAGATTCCAACTGGTCAACATCTTGGGTTGCTGCTGACGGTTCAATCGTGCCGGTAAACGCGACCACCATCATCGCGATCAGCGACGCCGTGCAAGCGCACGTCAACGATTGCTTCACCGCCTATGCACTGGTGAAGGCCGATATCGACAGCGGCGAAATCACCACGATCGCCGAGATCGACGCAGCGTTCGCCGCGTAAAAATCCCCGCAACATCCAGTCCTCAACCCAAGGAGAGCCGATATGGCTTCTGTGTCCTTTCACCACGGCACGCGCGTATTCCAGTCTGGCGAGACCCCGGTGTTGGTCCGCACCGCGCAAACCGCCGTCATCGGCCTGATCGGCACCGCGGCCGACGCCGATGAAGTCAAATTCCCGCTCAACAAGCCGATCCAGATCCTGCGGCCGAGCGATGCCGAGGGGCTGGGGAGCGACGGCACGTTGATGGAAGCGATCGACTCGATCTTCGATCAGGTCGGCTGCCCGATCATCCTGGTGCGTGTCGAGGAGGGCGCGACCACGCCGCTCACCTGGGCCAACGCGGTCGGCAATCAGGTGTCGTTCACCGGCGTGCATGCCTTCCGCCGCGCCAAGCCGGATGGCCTTTATAAGCCGAAGCTGCTGCTGGCCCCCGGCCTGACCCAGACGTCGCCGGCCGACGGCATCGCCTCGATTGCGGTTGGCGTGGGTGGCTCCGGCTACGTCGCCGACACCACGACGGTGACGATCGCTGGTACTGGCGGCGTCGGATCGGGCGCCGAGGCCGCGGCTGTCGTTGAGGCGGGCATCATCACCTCGATCCTCGTGACCAAACCGGGTTATGGCTACACCGGTGCAGTCACCGTTACCATCGCGGGCGACGGTGTGGATGCGACGGCGACCGCCGCCAAGGGCTCGGTGATCAACCCCGTCGTCGCCGAGCTGATGGGCGTCGCGGAAACGCTCAAGGCGATGGCCTATGTCGATGCGCCGGACACCACCGACCAGGCGGCGGTGCAGTATCGCGGCCTGATCAACTCCGGCCGCATCTTCGTGTGCGATCCGAAGGTGCTAAAATTCGACACCGCCCAGGCGCTCAACGTGCCGCAGCCGTCGTCGCCGATCTTCGCCGCGCGCCAGGCCAAGATGGATCTGGAGCAGGGCTTCTGGTGGGCGGGCTCGAATACCGAGATCGCCGGCATCGTCGGCACCAACCGGCCGATCGAATACGGCGTCCAGTCGAACTACCTCAACGAAAATCGCGTCAACACCATCGTCAACATCGACAACACAGGGTTCCGGCTGTGGGGCGTGTGGACCTGCGACAGCGATCTGCTCTGGCAGTTCGTGTCGGTGCGCCGCACCGCCGATGCCATCAACGAGGCGCTCGAGGTGGCCTATCTCGAATTCGTCGACCGGCCGTTTTCAAAGGCAAACCTCAAGTTCATGATCGAGACCGGCCGCGCCTTCCTCCGCACCATGGAGCTCGAGGGCGCGATCCTGCCCGGTCATGACGTCTGGCTGCTCGAGAGCAACACCGACAACGATCTGGCGCAGGGCATCGTCAAGCTGGGCGTCAAGTTCGAGCCGCCGGCGCCGATGGTCGATATCCGCATCACCAGCTATCGCAACATCGCCAGCTATACCCTGCTGCTCAATCAGGTGGCGCAGGAAATCAGCTCCGGTTCGCTGGCTGCGTAAAGCACGGCCTTCGTTCTCGCCATCCATTCATCAGCCAGCTTTTTTAAGGAGGGCATCAAATGCCGTCGAGTTCCGATATGCCGCGCTACATCCTGCGCAACTGCACCATCTTCGCCGATCGCGTGTCCAAGATCGGTCAGGCCAGCGAGATCACGCTGCCGGTCCCGACCGAGAAGGTCGAGGAAATGCGCAACGCGGGCATGGTGATGCCGATCGACGTGCCGATGGGCTTTGAGAAGGCCGAGGCCTCGTTCAAGCTCACCGGCTTCGACCCACAGGTGATCACGCTGTTCGGTCTCACCGTCGGCCAGGAGCGCGAATTCATGGTCACCGGCGCGCTGGCGCACGAGGACGGCACCATCATCAACGCCACGGCCTACATCCGCGGCCGGCTGATCAAGACCGATCATGGCTCGTGGAAACCGGGCGAGGTCGGCGAAAACGATTTCCAGATCACGCTGCGCTATTACCGCCTTGAGGTCGACGGCCGCACCCTGATCGAAATGACGCCGTTCGACGTCTCGATCGGCGGTCAGTCGCAGACCAGCAGCATCCGCGCTGCGTTGCTGGCGTAAGGAGCGGTCATGTCCCACACTGTCACTTTCACTCCGGAATCCCCGATCACCTATAACGACAAGGCCTATCCGGCGCTGACGCTGCGCAAGATGAAGGCCAAGGACCTGGTCGCCGGAGATCTCGTGACCGGCGACACGCGGAAAGCCTTTGCCATCTATGCGTCGATGGCCGGGGTGCCGATTGGCGTCATTGAGGAGCTTGATATCGATGACTTCGAGCGATTGAGCGAGGTCGCCGCGCCGCTGATGGGAAAGTCGGCGAAGGCTGCGATCAAGGCGGCCAAGGAAAAGATCGCGGAGTAAACAACGAAGGCGACAGCGTGATTGTCGCTGTCGCTACCCTTGCGCGGCACCTGCACACGCCGATCGGCGAAATTGAAGATATGGAGATGGACCGCTTCGAGGCGTATTCGAAAGCGCTGGATACCATCCTTTTTGCAGAGTCTGGAAAGCCTGGACGGCGCAAGTTCAATCTCCCTGACGGCCATGAAAGCATCGCGGAACAAGCAGGCGCGGTGCTCGATGGAGCGTTTGCGAAGCATCGAGCCAAGGAAAACTAAGTGACGACCTTAACGTCAAAACTGATCGTCGAACTGATCGACCGGGCGTCGGCGCCATCGCGCGCCATCGCCGGGGCCGTCAATCGGTTGACGGCGATGCAGTCGCGCAACGCAGCGGCGCTGGCGTCGGCGCATACGCAGATGTTTGGCGCGGTGGCCGTCGCTTACGGTCTAGCACAGGCGATCGGCGCGCCGGTCAATCAAGCCATCAAGCTCGAAAAAGCGCGATGGCCGACGTTAACAAGGTGACCAACTTCAGCGCCGATGGCTTGAAGAAGTTTGAGCGCGATCTTCGCGGGCTTGCGACATCCGAAATTCCTTTGGCCGTTACTGAACTTGCCGCATTGGCGGCAGCCGCGGCACAAGGCGGCGTGCCTGAAACGGACCTGCTCGATTTCACAAGAATGACCGCGAAAGCGGCGGTCGCGTGGGAAGTGACCGGCGCGGTTGCCGGTCAGAACCTCGCGAATCTGCGATCGGCGCTTCGGCTGTCGAACAAGGACCTCGGTCTGTTTGCTGACGCCATCAACTACGTTTCCGACAACACCGCGTCGTCCGCGCCGGACCTTGTGGACTTTTCCAAGCGCGTTGCGGCGCAAGGCGAATTCTTCGGCTTCGCCAAGGAACAGGCGCTGGCGTTCGGCGCGGCGATGATCGGTGCGGGCGCAGAAAGCAACGTCGCGGCGACGTCGTTTCGGAATATGGGGCGGGCCCTGACGCGCGGCAGCAGCGCCAGCAAGGCCCAGCAAAGGGCTTATGAAAAGCTCGGGCTGAATTCGTCACGCGTCGCCAAGACGATGCAGAAAGACGCCGTCGGCATGACGCTGAACGTCATGAAGCGGATAGGCAAACTGCCCGCGTATATGCAGGGGTCCGTGATATCCGACCTGTTTGGCGACGAAGCGCGAGCGCTGGCGCCCTTGCTCGGAAAGTTGGAAATTCTAACGGACGCGCTCGGTCTAGTGGGAGACAAGACGAAGTACGCGGGCAGCGTCGAGAAGGAGTTCGCCAATCGCGCCGCTACGACGGAATATGCGCTACAACGCTTTCAGAGCCGCGTTCGCGAGGTTGGCCTCGTGGTCGGCGGTAGCCTGCTGCCGCCGCTGAAACATGCGCTCGATGTGTTAGGGCCGCTGGCGCTGCGATTTGCGAAGCTGGCCGAAAAATATCCCGGTTTAACCCGGGCGGTCACATTGACGGCCGCCGGTCTCGTTGGATTGCGGATCGCCGGCTTCGCGGCCGCGTTCGGTCTCCGGTGGATGTGGGGCGGGGCGCTTGCGGTGGCGAAGGGGGCGATGCTCGGTTTGGCTGGTGCAGTTCGCGTGGCGTCCATTGCCCTGATGCCGTTCGGTGCGGCCTTCCGGGCCGCACGCTCTGCCATAATGGCGACACGCACAGCCATTCTGGCATTTGCGGTATCCGCAGCGATGCTGGGCACTGGCGGCGCTCTCAGGGCAGCAGCGGCGTCTATTTTCAGCATGGCGACTGCTATGCGGGTGCTCAAGTTCGCCGTGATCGGCACCGGTATCGGTGCTGCGCTCGTCGGCCTCGCCGCTGCGGGAACGTGGATCTACAACAATTGGTCCGGCATCAAGGCGCTGTTCGCCGGCATAGGCGAGGGCCTTATGGCTGGACTTGCGCCGGTGATGCCGACAATCCAGCCCATCATCGATGGCTTCAATTGGCTGTCAAACACCCTGTCGTCGATATTCGGGCCGATCGATGCATCGAAGGAAGGCTGGCGGTCGCTCGGCGTCACGATCGGCACCAGTATCGGCGGAGCGATCACCAGCGTGATCGAGAAAATCAAATCGTTGATCGGGTGGATCACGTCGGTTCCCGGCAAGATTGCCGGCATGTTGGGCTTTGGCGGTTCGGGTAAGACGCCTGCTGCCGCTGCCGCGACCGTGGCCGCGCCAGCCATCGCCGGTGCGCGTGCGGCCGGCGGGCCGGTGAGGGCGGGCAGCGCATATCTCGTAGGCGAGAACGGCCCCGAGATTTTCCGGGCGCGGGCAAATGGCGCGATCTCCAACACGCTCGACACGGTGCGGGCGATCAAGGCGCAGGCCATGGCCGGTGCGGCGAAGGCAGGCGGTGGCGCCGCGGTGACCAATGTCGGCGGCGTTACGATCAATGTGCAAGCATCGCCCGGTCAGTCGCCCGAGGCAATCGCGGCGGCCGTCGAGAAACAGCTTAGTTCAAAGCTGAATGCGCTCTCGCGTGGCGCCTATAGCGACGGGGTGTATTGATGCCGACACCGATGGCTCTTGGTCCGTTCGGGTTTGAATCGTTGCGCTTTGGCTACGACGGGGTTTCGCGCGACCTGTCCACGTCGTGGGCTGACATCCAGACGGTTGGCGGTCTGGATCGCCTGCAATGGCTGGGCGGCGAAGCCGACCGGGTGAAGATCGAGGGCGTCGTTTTCCCGGAGGAGTTCGGCGGGCTTGAGAGCCTCGAGGGTGTTCGCTCGGCCGCCCGCGATGGAGCGGTGCTGCCGCTGGTGACCCTCGGCGGCAATGTGTTCGGCATGTACGTGATCGAAGTCGTCTCGGAATCGCAGCGTTTTCACGATGCAGCCGGCCGGCCGCGCAAGGATGTCTTCATGATCAGACTCAAGCGATACGTCGGCAACGACTTCTCGCCGATCTCCATCATTCAATCGCTGTTCGGGTGAAGCGCGATGGCGACGGTCTACACCACAATGCAGGGCGAGATGGTCGACATGATCTGCCGGCGCGTCTACGGCGACGAAAGCGGCTATGTCGAGTTGGTGCTCGATCTCAATCCCGGCCTCGCGGCCGCCGCGATTCCGCTGCCGATTGGGACGAAGATAGCGCTGCCGGGTTTGCCGCGCTCGGCGCCGGAGCGGAAGATCGTCAGCTTGTGGGATTGATCAGTGAAAACCCCTCGCGCTGAAATCTCGGTGAATGGCCGGCCAGTCGCCTCGATCTTCAACGAACGGCTGATCTCGGTGACGATCGTCGACAAGGAAGGTGTCACCAGCGACACGATATCCTGCGAATTGAACGACGGAAATCCGTTCGCGGAAATCCCGCGCAAGGGCGATATCATCACCGCGAAGCTGGGCTATCTCGAATCGGGGGTGCTCGATTTTGGCCGCTACGTCGCCGACGATCCGGAGGTGCAATGCCTGCCTTACAAGCTGTCGGTCAACGGCAAGGGCACCGACATGCGCGAGAAACTGAAGCAGCACGCCGCGCGGCATTGGGACAAAAAGACCGTCATGGATATCGTCTCGGATATCGCCAAGGATCAGGGGCTCACCGCCAAGGTGGACAGCAAGGTCGGCGGCTATACCTATGAGTGGTTCGGGCAGGAAGATGAAAGCGACATCCACGTTGTCGAGCGCCTGGCGCGGCGGCATGACGCGCTGTTCTCGATCAAGAACGGCAACCTGATCTTCGCCGCCAAGGGCAGCGGACAATCGGCCAGTGGCGCTGCGCTGACGCCAGTGGTCGCGACGCCCGACAACATCGTCGCGGAAACCTGCAAGACGACGTTCGCCTATCGCAACAGCTTCGCCAAGGTCAAGGCGCACGCGCAGAACCGTAAGACAGCATCGCGCGATGAGGTTGAGGAAGACAGCGACAGCAACGGCGAGGCCGATTTCACGCTGCCGGAGCCCTACGCCGACAAGGATGAGGCCAAGCGCGCGGCCGGCGCCAAGGCCAAGGACCTGAAGGCCGAGACGATCAGGACCTCGGTGACGCTGTTCGGCGATCCGGCGATCCGCGCCGGCGCACCGCTGATCTATGCCGGCGTGCGGCCGCAGCTCGACGGCATTCAATTCATCATCGAAACCGCGACGCATACGCTGTCCAAGAGCGGCTACACGACGCAGATCGAAGCCAAGCTTGGCGGCAAGGGCGAGGCCGGCGCGACGGGTGGCGGCGCAGGTACGACTTCCGGCGCCGATATTGACTGGCAGAAAGAATTGGGCGGTTAACTGGGTTAACTAAGCAACAGTTCGCAGCAAAGATGTTAGTATCCGAGTCTCGGAAGAAGTTGTCTATCTGACCAGAGGTCCAGGCATAGGCCGCACCAATAGCAATTGTCATCGAATTGGTTGCGCTCGAATGCAGTCGCACCTGCAGCGGCGAAACCCCCGTCGGCCGCTTGACTTCATGCCACGCTCCAGCAATTTTACATCCTCTCCGGTAGGTGAATAGGGTTGGCTTATAATATGTTGAAATATATAGCGAAACGCGCCTTACGGCCGATTACAAGGCGGCTAGCGTTTAGGACGGAGGCGAAAGTCCAACAAGGCATCAAGCTCTTGTCGGAGGAAATGAATCGACGATTTGCAGAGATTCAGCGGCAGAATGATCGGTTGCGAATCGAACTGTATTTTTCCCAGCTTTCATCTGGGCGCACATTCTCGCCGACTAAAGCGGTGGAACTTAAGGTGCCAAATTCGAGCATCGAAATGGTCTTATGCGGTCCGGCAGAAGACCGTAGCATCATAGGCGCAATCGAGTACCAACAAGGATACTATGAACCGCATGTCATAGCGGCGCTATCTCGATTGATCCCTGAAACGGCGTCATGCATCGATATTGGTGCCAATATCGGTGCAATATCTCTCCAGCTAAGCAAAGTTGCAGCGAGAGGGCACGTCTACTCATTTGAACCCGCGTCGGCCTCTTTCGGATATTTGACACACAACATTACTGCGAACGGCATAAATAATATCACCGCTTACAATTTGGGGGCCTCGGACAAGTCTCAAGACCTCGTACTTAACTATATCAGCGACCTCTCTGGATGCTCTTTTGTTTTGGGAACGACTAACGCACTACCGGAAGAGCTTTCGACGGCGAAGCAGGAAACCATCCACTGCATCGCTATCGATGACTGGGTTAGAAGGCACAACATTCCTCCGATCGACTTCATAAAGCTCGATGCTGAAGGAATGGAGCAGTCCGCTTTGCGGGGTGCTTCTGACCTGCTGATGCGTGACAAGCCTGATCTTGCGATTGAGTTTAATCCTCACACCAGCGACGATTTCGGGCATGGTACTTCAGAGGAACTGTTTGAGACCCTCAATCGCTATTGGGACCAGATTTACCTGACACCACGTGATGTCTCAGAACTTCCGATTTTAATCCGGGATTACAATCATCTCATGGAGATGGTGAAGCTGGGGCCTGGATGGGAAGACCTTTTTTGCACGACCGATGATCGGCAAAGAGCGAGATGCAATGTATCTGCTCATTGATCTGCGAGGTTGCCACTATCATCAAGATCGTGGAATTCCGAGTTATGCCCAGTCTCTCGCACTTCAGGTTGCGCGATCCGGCGCGGCGATATGCTCTTTCCTTGTGCATAAAGATAGGCCGTCTTTGAGTGAAGAGGGGGCGCTGAGAGAGTACGGGGAGGTACTTTATCATGAGGACGTTTCTCGCGTCGGCATACGTCGGTGCGACGCCTTCCTAATTACGAGCTTGATGCACGGGCTTGACACGGTGGATGAGCTGGAACGATTGGCGGTTCCGTTAGAGGTGATGGCACATCGTCCAATGGTCTGCGCAGTCCTCTACGATCTCATCCCGTTGATTTTCAAGGAGGTGTACCTCCAACATCCGGCAACATCTCGTGGATATTTTGCCGCGTTGAACACTCTGAAACTATGTGACCATATCTTTTCGATCAGCGAGGCAAGCGCCAGCGATGCTGTGCGGATCGCAGGAATTTCGCCAGCAAAGATAACGACAATTTGGGGCGGCATTGACAGCAGTCGCTGGGTCGTTAGTCACGAAAGTCATCTCAGCACGCGATCCACGGAAGTCGTCTATGTCGGAGGCGAAGATTTCCGCAAGAACATGGCGGGGCTGGTCCGGGGGTTTGGGCTTTACAAGAAGAACAACCCATACAGCGAACTAAGTCTTGCTGTCGTTTGCTCTCAAAGCAGAGCCGGTAAGAAGGTGATGTCTGAGCTCTTAAAGTCTGAAGATCTGAAGGAAGGAGTCGATGTTAAGCTGACAGGCTACTTGGCTCATGACGAATTGGTTAAAAGAGTGGCAAGCGCTAGATCGTCGATTTTCCCCAGCTTGTACGAAGGACTGGGTCTTCCGATTCTTGAATCATACGCTGCAGGGACGCCAGTGTTTGGGTCGGATAAAAGTGCAGTTGCCGAGATGGTGCACCCAGCGTGTCGGTTCAATCCTTATTCGGTAGGATCGATTGCGGCGGCATTTGAAAACATCGAGCATCGCGAGGAGTTATTTGAAGCGTCACTAGAATTTGGCCGAGATATATTAGGAAAGTTCAGTTGGGGGAGGTCTTCCAAGATCGTAACGGCAACGATTTCCGGACAACTTGCTTCTAGAAGACCAAGCGGTCACCGGGCCGACGTCCCTATGATCGGGCTATTTGGGCCTTCGTCACCGGAACAGACCGGCGTTGGCATTTACAATTCCACGGCATTTTCTGGAAGCAAGAAGCGCATTGTGCTGTTCACGGACTTCACGGGCGAAAGATCCATTCAACAGAAAACGACCGCAATAAAGACTCTCAGCAGAAAGCCGGATCTGCTCTTAGCTCCGGTCGCTGAGTTCTCTCGTTTTCAGCCGCCGGGCAACTACCTTGCGCACGTCTTTGCAATTGGGAATTCACATCACAGCCTTTCCGCTCTCAAAGCCGCAATAGGGAATAGGGTAATTGGAGTACCGCGCGTGCTTTATTTGCATGAAGCACGCGTCACGGGGCTTCTGCTAGCCTACTTCGGCGGGGACGCCAATATGTTGGCATCGAGGCTCACAGAGTATTACCCTGAACTCGGAGCTTGGTGTTGCCATAGAGCAACCCTCCTCGATATCTTGAGCTGCCATGTTATGGGTGTTCGGTTACTGATTGCGCTGACTGGTGCATGCACGATCTTTGTGAATTCTCGCCGTGCTAAAACGCTCATTGAAGCGGAACTTTCGAGCTTCTCCGAGTGCAAATTCGAAGTCCTCTTTCACCCTGTCTTTCCGCCAGGGGATGCCACACCAGAACGCCGCGCTCCACATGATGAAATCGTTATTGGTCATTTTGGAATCGTCGGACCGATGAAGAGACCGGAATTGCTGATCGCGGCATCGCGCATAATATCTCATGATAGGAAGGTGCGTCTTCTTTTTGCGGGTTACTCAGCAAGCGCGGCGATCCATTCGCTGGATGCCCCCGAGTTTGTCGAATGTATCGACGCTCCGACGGATGCCCGCATGATATCTCTCATGAGAGGGGTGGACATCGCCGTTCAGCCGCGTGAACCCGATCACGGCGAATCGTCCGGAGTTATTAACCAGTTGATCTCAGTGGGTAAGCGTCCGATCACCAGTTCAGGAACAGCGGCAGACGATCTCGGAGAACTTGTTTTAACCGTACCGCGGGGGGCGACCGCTAAGACATGGTCGGACGCAATACTGAAGGTGCACGAATCGGACCGCACCTCGATTTCTACCAAACATCTTTCTGTTGAAGCCTTCGGACGCGCTTTTGATGCAGCCATTGACCGACTGAAGGTTGATTAGCGGCTCTCATGACTAGGCGCGCTGCTGAAAAAGCATCGCTCTCTATTTAGGCCTCCCAACAAGGACTCCCACCAATGCCCAACCTCTCCTCCGAGGTCGCGGCTGCGCGGCCGTATGCCGAGTTTGTCGGCCGCGACCGGTACATCGAAGCATCGAAGGTGGTCGCGAACAATCTCTCTTGAAGTCAAATGCGGCGCGCCACAATGGTATCAACAAGACCGTTCGTATCGGATTTGAAGCGGTCGTATGAAAGCCCGACGCGCTTCAGAGATTCTCGAAAAAACGGTTCTTGGAACCCAAGCTCCATCCAGCCATGCGTCCGCATCGCTCGGAGTGACAAGCCATCAAGCCGCGGCCCCCATGGGTACGGAACTGCTGTCCTCCAAGGGCCTTCTGTGTCAATGACGGGCTCACAGCCAAACAATAGCATCCCTTCCGGGTTCAGGAGCGGCAAGCAATGCTTGAGTGCGGCGACGTGCTGAATTGAATGATGGAACGCTTGGTAAAAAAATATTCGGTCAAACGGTTGCAGGCCCTCGCCACTCAGAAAATTACCGACGATGGCGGTAATCGGACAACCAATCCTCGCGGCTTGTTGCTGCACGATTTTGATACTGTTGGGGTCAATATCGATGACAGTAACGTCGCAGCCTAGCCTTGCCAATAGAAGCGAAATCTGAGCATCACCACACCCGTACTCAAGAACGCGGGTTCCGGGCCGCACGTCAAGTGTGCGGATCAGTTGTCCGAAGCTCTCCAAGTATCCAGCGAGAAAATTTCCGTCGTGAAGATAAATGCCCGGTCTTGCGACACGATCATCGATGTTCACCGGCGTATATTCGAATAACTCGCTGTACGATGATCGGCCCGAAATCTCGGCATGAATTGCCATGATCTTATTGGCATAGGCTTGCGAAAACGGGTCGGCTTGAATGTGGATAAAGCTATCATCGGCAAGGTAACAATTGCAAAGCAGAGGAATGCGGTCGGTTTCCGCGATGTCCTTTAAGCTTTCGCAATAGTCATCAAACTCTTTCAGGGACGAAAGAGCTTTCATGGCTGGACCAGTTTGAGAAACCTCGACTACTGGAGCGGCGGGTGGCGGCGCCTCAACGACTGAGGCATCCCGCGTTCTTAGAGATTCTTCGATCGATGAAAGATAGTTCACTATACGACGTGTGTGGAACACGCGTTCGCGGATATCTGAAAATAATTGTCGCATCTACATGCCCTTATTCCGCTGAAATTGGGGATAGCACGGCTCCCGCCCTCTAGCCACACCCCAAAGGACCAATCCAATGCCCAACCTCGATTCCGGGGGCGCTGGCGTGCGGCCAGGGCATTGATCATCCGTCGCGGCGCGTAGCCGGCCGCAATCCACAAAAACCTGAACCGACCAACCCATCTTCCGGGAGCGCGAACCTATGACGAAATGGCCGAAAGACAATCAAGCCGATCTGCTGGCGTTTTACGGCACGCCAGGCCCCGATGTGGAGCGGCAGCTGGTCAACGTCGTGCCGCCGTTCCAGATGTATTACGACGGCAAGCCAGTCGCCCGCATTCGGTTTCATCGCAAGGCGGCTGCCGCGCTTACGGCTGCGCTGAACGATATCTGGGAGCACTACGGCAGCGACCAGCGCAAGATCGACGCACTTGGCATCTCGAAATACGCCGGCGCGTACAATCCACGTAAGGTGAGGGGCAGCGCCACCAAGTGGTCAAACCATGCCTATGGCGCGGCGATCGATTTGAACGCCGAAGAGAATGGGTTCGGCAAAGGCCACGGCACCATGCCGCAGCCGGTTATCGACGCCTTCAAGCGTCAGGGCGCGCGCTGGGGCGGCGACTATCGAGGCCGCACCGATCCCATGCATTTCGAATTCTGCGACGCCAGCGGCTATCCGGGCCCGGTAGCATTGATGGATATGCCGCAGGTCGATGGCGATAGCGATCAGGGTGATGACGGCGGCAGCACCGAGTTCAGCGCCCAGAGCAAGCCATCATTCGGCAAGCGGGTTCGCAACTGGCTGGTCGGCCTCACGTCGAGCGGCGGCGGCCTTGGTTTCCTCGGCTATCTGACGAGCTGGGAGGTGGTCGCCATTCTGTGCGGCTTCTCACTGCTCATGACCGTACTGATCGTCTGGTTTTTCGGGCCGGACAAGGTCCGCGGCTGGGTCGCGCGGCAGGTGTCGTGATGGCAGAACATCATTGCACCTGGTGGGAATACACCGGCCGCTACACTGCGAGCATCGGTGGAATTTCGTCACCGATCATGCGCGACCTGAAAACAGGCGAGGAGGTGTCCAGCCGGGAATTGCCGGTCGGCGCGCTGTGGGATTGCAACCAGCCTGCCAACGGCAGGGATGATCGTCGGTATTTGTACCCGGTCGGTGCGGACGGTCGCTCAATCGCCTGTCGTCTTCCGGACGGCCGCGATTGGCATATCGACAGCCGTGCCTCGAACTGCACCATGAAGGATGATGCTGGGCATCGTTGCTGGATCCGCCACGGCACCGTCGGCGAAGTAATCCATGTCGACAAGGTCGGCAACACCTGTGCTGCCGGCGCGGGTTCGATCGCTGTGCCTAGCTTCCATGGATTTTTGCACCATGGCGTGTTGAGGGGTTGCTGATGGCACCCCTGTTCTGGTCTATCGCCACCTCCGACATCGCCCTGTGGATCGATGCCGTGATCCTGGCGGCTGCCCTGATCGTCGGCTATGCGCCGCTGCTTAAGTGGTTTCCCGTGATCGGGCCGTATGTCCGGGTCGCTAAACTCGTTGCATTCCTCGTGTTCGGAATTCTGAGCGCGGCTGTTTCGCATCGCCTTACTGATGAGAGCGCAGAACTCGCCCGCGTCAAAATCGATCTCGCGTTCTCGCAGCTGCAGCTCGACACGCAAAAGCAGGCGGCGGAAACGGCGGCGAAGCTCCGCGCCGAGGCCGAGGCCAAAGCCGAACAGGCAAATCAGAAGGTGACGGACTATGAGGAACGGCTTGCGAAACAGCCTGCAGATCACGGCTGCAATCTCGATAGCGATGACGTGCGCAGCCTGCACGACATTGCCCGGTAGCCCGACTATGGCGTCGGTGCAGATACCACGCGACTGCGAGCTGCTGGCGGCGACGGTGCCGTATCCAGCCGTCACCAAGGGTCAATCCGCCAAGGCGGCCGTGGCGCGCCACAGGGCTGCTCTGGGGCAGGCCAACGGCAATCTGGTTGCCACGCGCACCTGTCAGGAACAGCAGCGCCAGCGCTTCGCGGGAGGCCGGTAATGAGCGAAGTTCACAAATTCGACGATCTCCCGACCCGTACCAAAGACTTCCTGACCAATATCCGCGACGACGAGATCGACACGCTCAACGACGGCATCCGCCTCGTTGGCGCTATCAGAACCGTCGGCACCTTCATGAAATGGCTGATCGTCGGCCTGATCGGCATCCTTGCCGGTTTCGTGATGGTCGGGGAATCGATCGCCAAGATCGCCGCCTGGATACGCGGCTAAATCTCGCCACGCCGATCGGGACTGCCGACCCTGTAGATGGGGGCATTGGCCGGCAGTCCCTTAGCCGGGAGGCGTTCGGCTAGCCAACCATATCCAAAAGATCATTGGAGAAGCCATGCGACCAACCGTCTTTCTGGCGGCGCTTTGCGCTGTTCTGCTCGCGTCGAATGTCGATGCAAGGCCGAAGCATCATTCTTTGCAGAAAACGCAAAGAACGAACCTGCAAGAAAACTTTGCAGGTTGCTCCGTTCCGGTCATGCGGCCGTGCGGCCTGTCCGCAACCCGTGAAAGTCGCCAAGTAAGGCGGCTGGTTCGTCAAGTTGGCCGCTCAGATCGTCAAGTATCGCCCCGAACGCCACCCGTTGGCCTCCGTCGCGTCATGGCCGATGGAGCGGGGATGGTGGTCGGAGGCCGCCCGGCCGGCTGTCCGCGTCGCTACTGCGGCTGCGGTGCCTCGCTCTATCTGTTCGGCAAGATCATCCCGTCGCTGAACCTGGCGGCGAACTGGTTTCGCTTCCCGCGCACCTCACCCGCTCCGGGGATGGTCGCGGTCAGGCGGCACCACGTGTTCGTGCTCAAGCGGCATGTCAGGGGCAAGATTTGGCACGTTTTCGATGCAAATTCTGGCGGTGGTAAAACGCGCCTCCACAATCGTTCGATTGTTGGTTTTTCTATTGTGAACCCTCACGGCGCTTCGCGCGCTCACGTCGTCGAAGCTCGGCCTCAATGGCAGTTCTGAGAAACTGAGTCCGGTTCTCGCCCTCATCCAAAACAGCAGCAATGCGCTCAAGCGTCCCTTGATGAAGGGTCGCTAGCACCTTTGTCTCGATTTCCTTTTTTCTGCCCACAGCCGCTTGCGTAGTGGATATACGAAATCTGGTCAAAGCAGCCTCTTTTCATATATACGATATTACAAGTATCATATATATCATTCATCGCATTACGTATATATGAATGAGGTTGGATGTGCTGACGCAAAATGAGCTAAGGACCTTTCTCAACTACAATCCGGAGACGGGAATATTCCTCTGGCGCGACTATCCGCTACCAAGCGGGAAAGCGCGACGTCGCTATGGGAAAGCATCAATCGGATCAATCGCCGGATCAACAGATACCTATGGTTATCGAGAAATCCGGATCAACTACAAAATGTACAAAGCTCATCGATTGGCTTGGCTGTATGTCTATGGGGCATGGCCGGAAGGTGAAATAGATCACGCCAATGGCGTCCCCGGCGACAATCGGATTGCGAATCTTCGGTTAGCCACACGCGCCCATCAAAACGCCAATACGCGGCGACGCCGCGACAACAAGTCCGGATATAAGGGGGTGTGTCGTTACGGCGACCGGTTCCACGCTTTTATCGGTGTAGGCGGTGGGAAAACCAAATATCTCGGCTCGTTCGCTACAGGCCAAGAGGCTCACGCCGCCTACCTTGACTTCGCCAAGAAGATTTACGGCGAGTTTGCGAGGGCGGCATGAATTCCGGCCGCGGCAAGACCCGCGTCCATCCTCGCTCGATTGTCGGCTTCCAGATCGTCGATCCGCACGGAACAAGGGTGGCGGCACAATGA